CCCGTACCGCCATTGGCGATCGACAGCAGCCCAGACACCCCGGTCGCCAGGGGGAGCCCAGTGGCGTTCAACAGGCCCAGGCTTGAGGGAGTGCCCCCTGCCCCGTCAAACAGCACGGGGGCCCCGGCTGCGCCGGCATTCACTGCCAGGGCATTGGCGATTCCGGTTCCTAGGCCGCTGATGGTGCTCAGTGCCTGCGTGCCGCTGTGGTTGCTTCGGGCCAGGTAATAGGCCGCGTTGTTTGCCGCCAGGGCCGTCAGGTTTGCGGAGAGAGGCTGATAACTGCTGGCCGCGTTGGCTGCGGTCAGGTACGCGGCCAGCGTTGAGGCTAGGCCTGGAGGTTGCACCGCTGTCGCGGCCAAAGCCCCTTGGGCAGAGGTGGCAAAGTCCCCCGTATTGGCAGTGGCGGCAGTGCCCAGGCCAGTGATAGTGGAGGCCGGCTGCGTCCCTGTGTGGGTGGATCGATCCCGCAGCTGCTCATTAGTGGCATTCGCCGTGGCGCCGCTGGCGATCCCGTCAACCTTGGCTTTGGCTGCTGGCGCCAGCAGTCCGGCCAGGGTTTCGGTTGCCAGGGGAACCGTTGCGTCGTTCCCGGTCGAGGAGGCGATGTCTAGGCCCGTGGCCGTCCTGTTGGTAATCGACAGGTTGGTTGGGTCGCCGGGGCCGCCTGGCCCTGTGCTGGTGGGGTCAAACGGCAGATCGACAAACCGCGTGCCGACGACAACGTTGTTGATCTCCCGACCATCAATGCCGGTTTTGGTCCGACCGGTCTTGCGCCCAATGTTATCAATTTCGTTCCAGGTTTCCCCTATTAGCAGTATAAAATTCTGCTGAATTGCTGTGGCTTCTGTTGAATGCCTTGTTACAACTAAAGTCTTTTGCCTGTTATATGTCGTCACGATCCGCTCCCATCCAAGATCAGAACCTGCGGCTCGGTGGGTTCAGTGGTTGGATCGTCGCCGGGGTCCCCGTCGAGGATCACCACCGTCTCTTCTGGGGCGTCAACCTTGGCTAGCCTAACCATGCTCCAGCTCAGCGCCCTGGGCTCGCTACCGGGCAGTGGCTCGGGCGGCCTTGTTGCCTTAAATGCAATGCCATCAACTACAAGCAAATGGTTGTAATCAAGATGGCCAAATTCTGCGGTTTTAATCTTTAGCAGCCATGGGATAATTTCCACTCCATCATCAAAAACCAGCTCTTTGTTTTCCTCCAAAAAACCATGACCAGAAACGGCGCCAGCAATTACGCTGGCGCCGCCCATGAAATTCAGGGCCGCCCGATCTGCATGGGCCGATAGGCGGGCCCAGCTCATCAGAAGGCGCCGTTAAGGCGGACGTGGGCCAACGTAGCGCCAGAAGCGTAAGCAGCAGACTGAGATCCAATTGGCACAAACACACCGATAAGGGTGTTGCCGCTGGCTGATGCTGTTACGTTTTTGTTGGTGTCGTTCCAATACGCCTTGGCGTAAAGGTTGGCAGTGGCGCCGGTGGCTTTAGGGAGTTCGTGAACTCCTTCAAGCATAAAACTGCCAATCTCTCCACTAGCTAGAGCGGTTATGGCAACACCAAACAAAGCGCCAATCAACGCGCCGCCACCAGATGCGACAACATAAGGAGCAGCAATGGATAGGATTTCTCCTTCTTGAATAGGTCCTTGCATTGTTTTTAGTGGAATTGGGGAAAGTTAGAAACTGAAGCTAAATGCGCAATGATTAAAATCATGCGCCAGAGCTGCGATAAATAAAACGGAAATCCTCAATGGCGCAACCAAAATCAGAACGAGCCAGCAGCTTCAGGCCATCAGGATCCCTTTCGGGCTCTGATGTAATGGTAGGGCCAGGCTCGTCTGCCAAGTAACCCCACACCATGCCAGGCGTTCTAGTTGGGCCTGCGGCTGTGTACCATTGCGTTGCGGAGCCGTCAAGCCGTGGCTCAACTATTAAGTTCATCCCCCTCGCGTAAGGATTAGGGCCAGAGTTGCCAGTCAACGCAGCAGGAGCGTAACCATCAGGATAAAGAAACTGCAGGGCAGTTCCCTCCAGATCTGTTGGAACAATCATAAATTCAGGAGTTAAGTTAACCGTAACGTTGCTAATATCTTTTTGTTTTCGCATTGCCTTCCGGGCTGCGTTGACACCGGCAATACCAATAGTGCCCGTGCCGGTGTTGTTGTGAGCGGCATTAAACAACGCAAGGCCATCCGCCGATACAGTGGCATCGCCGGTGATCATTGCCCATACAAGATTAGACTCCAAGCGACGGAACCCACGGCCTAAAAATTCAGGAGTTCGCTCCAAAGCAGACAAATCATCATTAATAATCGCTTGCCGAGAAATTACAATTTTTTTGGTATAAGTAAATAGCCTCCAAGTGCTTTGCGCTTCCTTAAGAGTGCCTGTCTTGTACTCGCCACCTTCGGGCGTAAGCTCTGGCGTAAGATCAGCGGCAATAGTCAAATCGCTGGAATTTTTAAAATCTGGTAAATTTCGTTGACGTGCAAGCACTTTCCAGGTATGAGGCTCTTCTTCGTAGAATTGGGTTAAAGATTTTCCGGCTAGATTAGAAAACAGCAATGGAAAATCGCTAGTGCTGTGCATGGCCATGGCTACTAGCTCATTCTTAGACCTACCTACAGTGCTGATGCCCCGCGAGTTGGCATAAGCCCTAACGCATTCCATTAAAGAATAGCCACGATACGTTTGGCCAGCATCAGTGATCTGAGCCAGAGGATTGATTCGGGCGTACAGCATGTCCCCAATGCCAGCCATCACAGTATCCCCCGCGTCGCGGGTGACCTGGATGCGAGCAGGGTGGCCCGCCTTGCTGGCGACAGTTTCAAGCGGGCCGGCGTGGGCTCTCACGATTTCCAGGGCAACATCAGCAAACGGCTTTCCGCTGTCAACCATGGCTTGCACCGCGATGGGAGCGATATTGGCCTCGGCCGCGCAACGGCGAATTTCAATTTCGCGATGTGCATTGGCAAGTGCCACGGAATCCGCAACAGCGGTCGAGGTAACGGGGCTTACGGCGGCTTGCACTGCTGCAGGGGCAACAGGGGCAGCTTCGGTGGAAGCAACTACAGGAGGCGCTTCAATGACGGCGGCCGGTGCGCTCCCGGCCTGATCTTGCGTGGGCATGTTTTCAGCTCGGGAGTGTTCAGGGTGATCTCCTGATTCTATTCTAACCATTGACGCCAGGGCCTTAGATACCCACCCTGGAGGGTCTGGGAAGCGTCCCGCAGGCAACGGCGGGACGCTGGCCCGCACATCTACCGGATCTACCGGGTCAATCACTGCATCAATCAGACCAGCCGCCAGGGCCGCTTCGGCGGTGAACCAGGTGCCGCCCCCCTGGGCCGCGCCCATCCACTCCAGGATCTGCTCAACCGATTGGCCCGATGCCTTGGCATAGGTGGTGGAATAAACCTGGGAGTGAACGCGCAGCATGGCCGCAGCGGCATCCATCGAATCGGCGTCTCCAACCGATCCACCCCAGCAGTTATGGATCATCAGCAGGGCATTGCTTGGCATCAAGCGGCGATCACCCTTGGCCTTGCTGATGGCCATTGGGACAATCGAGCCGGCAGATGCCACCAAGCCATCCACCACATAATCCTTTCTACCCTTGTAAGCCGCCAACACGTTATGGATTGCAATCCCTTCGGCCGCCGCGCCGCCAGGCGAAAACAGGTGAATCTCCACATCACGCCCCCCTGCAGCGTCCAGCGCTCGGGCTACGTCATCAACCAACACGTCAACCCCCACTTCGCCATAGAGCCGCAAAACTGGGGCAGTGGCGGCGGCTTTAACGGTTACTCCTGGGGCCATTGATGCTCAGATGCTGAGGGTAGTTTAAGTGGTCAGCGCCATCAGTCCGGCGGGTCGCTGCCCTCTTCTGCGCCAGGGTCAGGCGCTGAGTTGGTGAATGCAGACCCTGCCGGGCGAGCCTGGGTTACGCCAGCATTGGAAACCAACGCGGCATCTGTACTCAGGATCAGGCTGGCGTTCCTGGCTCTTTGCATATCTCTGCTCAGCTCTTCAATTACTTCTTCAGGCACATAGCCAAATGATAGCTGTACTTCTGACAAGCTCATAAATCCAGCCCTCACCGCCAAAATCAGCGCTGGAATTTCCTTGGTTGGGTCAATCATCTCCCGACGCGGCGGGGTATGGGTCCAGCTCATTGGCCCTTTCAGCAGGCCAACCATCCGGGCTAATTCGTCATGCCACTCACACACCGGCGCCAGCATTCCGGGGATGGAAACTTTCCCCCGTAAATAAGCAATTCGCCTACTAAACTCAAGCCATCCGCCCCTAAAGCTCGAATAATTAACGTTTGACAAATCACCCGTCATTGATTCATAGGTAATCTCGTAGGCTGCTGCTACAGCATGGGCGTACTCACGATGGGTGCTAACAAAATCACCAGAGCTTGGCGGAGTAAATGCTTCAAAAGCTCGACCGGGGGGAAGATGCTCAACCGCGCCAGGCTCAATTTCGTCAAACCCAAAACCTTTACCATCAGCTTTTAGTGCTGCGTAATTGCTCTCTTGCTGTACATCAGAATCAGTTGTAACCCCAAAAAAGCAAGCTGAAATTTTATCTTTCATCTGCTGAGCCGCCCTAATGTCGCCCATATCACGCAGGGTCAAAATCGCTGCCGTGCCAAACGGAAGCCCCATCCGCTGGCCCGCCCGCCTGCAGTCAAAATGTAAACTTATCTCTTCTTTTGGCACAAAGGTGCTTTGCACCCTAACGCCAATACCTAGCGACGTTTCGCCAGGGTGGCTATCTCTAATCCAGTAACCCATCAAACGGCCTGCGCTATCAAACTGCTGGCCAAATAAAATGTCTTGAGAATTGTCTTTATTAAAATCTAACCAGTCAGGCTCAAGCATCTGCACTTGCAAAGGCACTATTCCGTAACGCTCAAACAGTTCGGGATATATCCGTTTTCGCACTAGAACGGCGCCGCGTACCGCTGTAGTTCTGGCCCCAACGGATTGATTGCCGTACCAATCATGAGTACCGTAAAAATCGCTATGTCGTGATTCCGCCCAGGTATTATAGCTTGATTTATATTTGCTAGTTGCGCCTATGGGAGTGCTCATAATCCCATCGCCAATCCAATTATTTATAATCACACCAATCGCTCTGGAGGCGTAGGCATCGTTATCGGCAAGATCTTGGTGCCGTTTGACCAGCCAGTAGTACGCCTGACGCAGATCGCTATTGGGGCCGCTGTTGTTTGTCCACCAGCCAGAGGTTCGCCGGGTGTCCTCTGCGGCCTCAAACCGGGCCATGGTGCGACGGGCGAATTCCCGGTCGTCCCTTAGCCGCTTGCCTTTTGCCTTGCTCTTACCCTTACCCATCAGGTTGGCCGAGACATGCTGAGGTAGGTACGCCGCAAGCGGGGCTTCGAACCGCTTTCCAGCTCTGCCGCCATTACAGCTTCGATGCGGCGCATTTCGTCAAGGCTTCGGTAGGTCAACTGCCGGCCGTCGCTAAACCGAACGCTTAAAACCCCCTCCGCAATTGCGTTGCGTAGCTCCTGTAATTGGGTCAGCGTATAGGCCATGGCCCCATCTTACCTCTTTAGCCAGCCTTTGCGCTTGGCCGGGCCGCCTGCGCTGGAGCCCTTCAGCCAGCCCGATCGCTGGGGGTCTCGTGCTGGGGGTGCCACCCCTCCCCCTCCCCCTCCCGTCCCCGGCGCCTGGGTGCCCAGGGTGCGGGCGAGCTGGGCCCACATAGTTCCTGGGGTGTAGCGGCGGGTCACCAGCTGCAGCACCGCATAAGCGTAGCGGGTGCAGTCACCTCCCTCATCTCGCGCCCCCGTTGGCGCCTCCCAGTGATACGTGATCTGG